TCTTCATGATACTAATTTACCACATTGTTTTTGTCAATTCTATATGTTTTTTTGACAACTTTACATAAAGAGCAAATTTGCAAGTGTATCAAGAATGACTTCACGTCTTCTATAAATCTGCTTGCTATGCCTATACAAGTATCCAGTTTCTCCATTCTCCATGATATGCCAAACTTGAATCCAGTCATATCCAGTATGTTCTCCCCAACGAAGATAAAAGATTTTTTTATCATCTGGTTCTAGATTTTCTAGTAATTGGGAGATAGCATTTTGGAAATTTTCTAATCTTGAAATCATAGGATCGCTTGCATAAGCAACTGCCAGGTTCTCCGACCTGTTGACAAACGTACCACTGCCACTTGCTCCAGTATCATCAATGCCTGGTACAGTTAAATGCTTAACTTCGTACAATCGTTCTAGCTCATGCCTTCGTTGGCCAATAAGTTTGTCAATCTTTAAATATTTATCATCGAGTTCAAACTCGAGATAATCCCTTCGTGCTTTTGTTAAGTTCTTTTTGACCAAACCTTACCTCCCATGTATCTTTTAGATTTAACCCATTTGATAAGCTTACCATCGTTATTGTTGTTGCAATAATCTGGCAGTCTTGCTGTTGGACTTTCTTTATAGACCACTTTTTCAACTACCTGGATTGCAGGCATCATTTCATCATCTATCCACCCAACAAGCCAAGCAGGATTTACATCATAGGTTTTAGCAATTATTTCAATTTGCTTAATGGATGGATATCCACCTCGCTCATACAAATGAATTGTATTTTGTGAGACACCTGTATCTCTGGCCATATCTTTGACAGAGATACCTAAGTCCTCTCTAAGTTCTTTTAATCTTAGCTGCATCTTGAAGATCTCCTTGCATCTTTCAAATAATTTTTCCTTCAAATATCAGAGTTATTGTTCCTGTTCCGTCTTTATTCTTAGATATCAGAGCACTACAATCTGAACCAAATTCAACACCTTCAATTGTGATGCTATGTTTCACATTATCAACGTTGATTATGGAGTCATTTGATGTTTTTATTCTCATTTCCCACCTCTACATGGATTTTTTCATCACATTTTCCTTAAAATCTTCAATATTATTTTTGACCTTATCCAGAAGATTTCGCTCAACCATCAAGTCGTGTTCATCCGCACCTTCACGCTGAATATAGTGTTGCAAGGCATGTTTCACAATCTGCATGTGTTTATATTTTAGATACATCCTTCTTGGCCTCCATCTCCTCAATCAACTAGTCAAGATTCTTGCGAGCTTTTTTTCAGATCTTCAAGACCGTTTTTCTTCTGGAAGCGAAGCATATACTTGATTGCATTGCCCCAGCACCACGCTGCCTTTCCTGGTAGATTGCCAATAAAGTTGTCAATCACTTCTATACTTTCAAGGCCTTTTGAGCCTTGATAATGACTTGGTTTATTTACGTTATCAAATTTTTCTGGTATCATCCCAAATCCTCCTCTTTCACAAACACCCCATCAATCATCTTACCTTTGCGGTCCTTGATGACCTCATAAGCTTCTTCTAAGCAACTTTCAGCCGTAGTGCCATTGCAAAATGAAACCGTACTGATCACGCTATCAAGAAACATTAAGTCTGCTTTGATTAAAGGAACCTGTGTCTCATTGTGACAGATATGAGCGTATAGCTTCTGAGCGATATTCCCCAAACTAGAAACCATCAGTAGCAATTCGAGTTCCTGTTGATTAGCTGAAATCTGAGCGCCGTTCTTGATTTGTTGCTCAAGTCCAATCAAGACTACTTGAATATCACCAAGCGCATCATAGATCAGCTCAGATTTGTCCTTTGCGATACCCTCAAATAGTTCTCCTGACTCTTCCATCAGCTTTAAGAACTGCTTGACTGGATTTGCTTCATGCAAGTTTCGGTCAACAAACCATTGTTGAACCTTATTTTCTAATTCTGTGTTGTTCATCTGTTTTATTTCTCCTCATCTAAAATCCATGCGATATAGATACAAATTAGAGCAAGCATAATGGAATCCGCCAAACTCCCTCTCACTTCACCTAAGATAATAATTTCAAGTATCTTCCAGAGATAGTCCAATACAATAAAATGGACAAATTGAGTTAAGAAAAAGTTATACTTTCCGTTAATTCGAACTTTCAAATCCTCACCTCATCCCCAACTTTCACCTTTTCATATATTTCCTTCGTTACTACGAACACTCCATGATCACGAATGGTCAGCGTGTATAGTTTTCCGTGTCGCTTTTTTTCGACGACTTTACCGAATATCTCTGCGCCTTGATTATCAGCTTTGTAGACGACAACCGGGCGCTTTGTTTCTAGTTCTGCAATCCTGCCCATCTGCCAGATGTTTAGTCCAGCAGATAGTAGAATCCAGATTGCTATGAATCGTTTCATGTTACCTCCTCAAAATAAAATTTCCCGTTGAATGGTTCGATTTTGATGATTCCATAATCTAAACCAAGTCTAGATATAAATGGTTTGCTGATCCTTTCATGCAAAGTCGATATCTGTTCTCTAAATTGTTCTAGTGAGAGAGTAGATTTGTAGAAATTACATTTATAACAAGCTGGCATATAGTTTTCAAAACTATTTTCTCCACCTAAATAATGAGGATGCAAATGATCCACTCTCAAAGTTTTCAAGTCCAAAACCTTGCCACAATAAGCACAGTGACCGCCGTATTTATCTAAAACTTTTTGTCTAGTGGTTTTAGATATGCTTTTTCGTTTCATTCTGTGACCTCATTTCTCAATTCAAAATCAATTCCATACAAGAGCAAATCATTTTGAAAGTCAACGAATGCTTCAATCATCTCAGCTTCTTGAAAATCGTATTCCTCGACCGTACCCAAGAAATCATCAATATCATCTCTTTGGACACTTCCATATTCTGTCTTAGTATGTTCCACGGCTAATTCATAGCCATCAACACCAATTGTGTAGCAGATTCTACCACCTGAATAATCATATTTGTAATTCTTGATAATCACTATTTCATCTCCTTACTCTTAATTTCTCTAGTGAGTCTATTTTTTAAAACATGACTTGTAAAATAAATACCGTTTGCATATGTATAATAATCAGCAGTTTCTTCAACCCACTGACTTCGTGTGTAAGGGTATTTGTTTGGTCGCTTCATGTTACCACCTCACATATAAGTATTTTGTATCGATGTCTTGTCCTAAAATACAATCTCTCAATGATCTCAAATCTTCTAACGCACTGCTAACAGTCCCCCATTTGTTCTCAGGTTCATACTGCACATATTTTTCAGGATACTGTTCCAGTTCTGAGATACCACGTTGAATGTTTTCAAAAATCTGAGCAACATTGTAGATAGTACCTTGTTTGAAATCCCAATCCATAGCAACCCTGAACATTTTTCCAAGATTGTAAGTCGGAGAGCTATTTTCAGGTTCATCTATGCAAATATAATCTCCACTTCCTATTTTTCCTAAGATTTCCAAATCATAACTCATCTACCTGCCTCCTCCGCAGCATACTGCAACCATACTAGGCACTCGTATAGATCCCTTGCTTGTCTTTTGATGTTACTTAATGATTGACTGCTCAATTTATCATCATTTTGTAAGACTTCTATCTTGAGATTTGAAATAGCAGCAGACAATTCTTTTTCTTTTTTAAAATTTTCACTACATGACATCACTCAACCTCCTTGCTCTTAATTTCTCTAGTGAGTCTATTTTTTAAAACATGACTTGTAAAATAAGTACCGTCTGCATATGTATAATAATCAGCGGTTTCTTCAAACCACTGACTTCGTGTGTAAGGATATCTGTTTGGTCGTTTCATGTTACCACCTCATATATAAGTATTTTGTATCGATATCTTGTTCTAAAATACAATCTCTCAATGATCTCAAATCTTCTAAGGCACTGCTGACAGTCCCCCATTTGTTTTCAGGTTCATATTGCACATACTTTTCAGGTTGTCTTTCCAATTCAGCTATACCACGTTGAATATTTTCAAAAATATCAGCGATATTGTAAATGGTACCTTGGTCGAAATCCCAATCCATAGCGGCCCTAAACATTTTTCCAAGATTGTATGTCGGAGAACGATGCTTAGGTTCATCAATACAGATATATTGTCCGTTTTCTATTTTTGCTAAAATTTCCAAATCATAGCTCATCTACCTGCCTCCTCTGCAGCATACTGCAACCATACAAGAGTTTCATATAAATCTCTTGCGTGTCTCTTGATTTTTCCTAACTCATAGCTGTTTAGATTATCTGAGTTTGTTATAATATCAATTTTAAAATTATTGATAGCTAGAATAAAATCCTTTGTACCTTTCAATCTGTGACCTCCTTCTTTCCTCTCATGAATTTCGGCATTTCACCGTGATACTCTTCAAGAAGAAAATATTTTCTGCAGCACTCAGCGTAGTCATAGGTTTTATTAACCTTTAATTTTTGCTTGAGTGTTTTCTTAAATTTCTTCGGACATACAGCAAATGAAACTTTATCATCGACAACTATCCAGGCTATAAAATATCTATACGAATAATTATAGTGTTTTCGTTTTTGTCTAAGATTCATCACTCCACCTCCTGAACTTTCCAACCAAGAATGTCTGCAGCCTTTTGAGCTTCTTCCTTTGTATCGAATTTCTTGACATACTCCATCGTACCAGGTTGTTCATCCACTAGTATGACAATATCAACATCTTCTTGATAACCTTTAAAATACAAATGATTACCATCCGTCACTACATACTTTGTTTTTTCAATCTCGTAGCCTAGAATCCATGCAAGACAGAATTTTTCGATATTCTTTTCATAAAACCATTCAGGGACTCTCTTATCGTAATGATCTTCAATCACTCTCATCGCTCCGTAAACATGAAAATTGTTTGCCTTTTTAAACTCTATATAATCCGCAACAACCTGCGGGATTTTGACTTTCTCACGTTCAATTGATTTGTAAATGAATCTCTCGTCTATGCTCACGATTTCTCCACTGGCGACTTGAATTTTCTTTTCCCTAGCCCCCGTTGTGTCTACTAGAAAACCAACTTCATATCCCTCTATAAACACTTTTTCTTTATTCATCTTCCAAGTCCTCCATTTCTACCCCTAATTCAACAAGTTCTTGTTTTAGCATTTCAATTCGATTCTGGATGGTTTCTGTGATTAGATCAGACAATATCTCATCTGCTTTGATTTCTTTTGAAAGAAATCCATAAGCCGTTTTAAGAATATAACTAGTCTCTTTCTTTGTAATAAGAAGCTCATCCCAGCAGTTGTGTTTAACCTCTAAGAAATATTTGTACTCTTTAATCAAATGAATGATATATCTAGCTTTGTTTAAGTCTTCAAGCTTCATCTTCACTAACTCCAACTTATTTTCTAAAAATCCAGCTCTTGTCCCTCATGGCTCAAAGACACAAGAGCTAGCAAATTCTTTATACGTCATTCGTCCAAGTCTGACGCATATTCTAGCTCGCTTTTAACGTGGTTCGCGACACGTTGATTTTGTTGCTAAGTAATAGCAATCAGCTGCTCCGTAGTCAATCCTGATGTTCTCACCACTCATGCTTTTCCGAAATCGTGGATGACTGATTGCTGAATAACTAGCCTGATGTTTCTTTAGTTCATTGATTGCGCTATGTATGTGGTCGAAACTCCCAATGAGTATCTTGCGGTGACCGTTGTAAATGAAATAGAGTTCAATCATCTTTACTAAACTCCTTGTAAATTTTTTTGAATATTTCTGACACCAATTTTTCAGGTATATTAGATCTCTCGTTGTATGATTTTGAGAAGTTTTTCCACTCGATATCCTGCTTGATAATTTTATTTTTAAGGTTAAGTTCAATATTGCTTCCAAAAATCGTCCGTTTTTGTAAAGGATAATCATAATTATTGTATCTAGCTAGGTTTTTGTATGGAATTCTGAATCCAATAATATCCTCAATGTATGGCCACAGTCTATCAGCTGCTGGATTCTCAATAACCCAAAATTGTGGTCTATATCTTTTTATGATTTCTATTGTGTTGAAAGCTGTTAGCTCCCCATTGATCCTTTTTAAAAATTGTCTGTCGTACTGATAATTTATATAGGCTGACTCGTAATCCTGATTTGCCCTGATCGTGAATGGTGAAGGTCTTAATTGTGGAGCGAACAAGCTATCAGACACATCATTGCGTTTCCAACACGCATTCCCATTTTCCATGGCAGAGGCATTTGACCAGGACTCGCATGGTGGACTAGCAATAATCAAGTCAGGTTTTGGTAATTTGTCTAACTCACCAAAGAGCGTATTGTCACCAAATAAACGTTTGTAATCAGCAAGGTCCAGATTCATGAAATGATTGTTCTTGTTTTCTATATCCATTCCGATTGAATAGATTTCAATATTCGCCCCCCCCGAACTATTCAGAGAGTTAGCGCCATTGAAGTAAGAACCATTTCCACTATCAAAAAGCGCCCAAACTGTCATTTTTTTAATGATCAATACCTCCTATCCTTCATCCCAGATGGATAGACAAAGCACCTGCCTGTCGCCCCTTCAAAAATGCGACTTGATAGAGCTCCATTCCCAAAATCGTCTGAGTAAAGCTCCTTGATTTCTTCGCTACTCAAATTCGTGTTGATAATCGTATTGGTCCGATTATCCAGGATCTTGAACAATATCTGA